ATTTATGACGGGTGGTGACGTTATTGGATGGTCACATTGGAAAGCCAATACCACAGTTTCGGCGGTCTTAGAACCTTTAAAGGTTCGTTTGATTACCAAAGCTATGGCATTTGAAACTTACTTTGTTCGATTCATCCAAAGAGATCTTTGGTCTCTTCTCGCCAACCTCAGTCAATTTGTGCTCGTCTCACGGCCACTATCAGAGACAGACTTTCACGATGTTCTTGATACGGAAGAGAGAATCACTATTTCAGAGGGTGTTTCCTTCGCTGACCTTATTTCCAAATCCGAGAGTCCTTTTTGGGTCTCAGGTGATTATAAGGGAGCTACTGATCGACTTAATCTCAATTTGACTAAGTTGATCATGGAAACATACTTTGATCATTGTGACCTAACTCTTACAGAGAAGATTGCAGCTAGGAAAATGCTCTATGATCAGTGGATTTCTTACCCAAAGAAATACGCTGCATCTTTAGCTAAGGTCCTTAGAACAATGCCAGGTTCAATCTATGGCCTGGATGATACCAATCCTTCCATTCTACAGCAGAATGGCCAGTTGATGGGTAGTGTTCTTAGTTTTCCTATTCTCTGCATTGCTAATCTTCTTTGTTACTGGAATGCTCTCACTGAGTACCTGTTACCTTATGGGATACATGTTCCTCTTGAGAACCTTCCAGTCCGTATTAACGGTGATGATATTTTCTTTCGTGCCGATAGATCTCTTTATGAGATTTGGAAAGGTGAGAAGGGTATTGAGATTGGTGGTTTTGTCCTTTCCATTGGAAAGAACTACCTTAGTAAGAATTACGTCACTCTTAATAGTGAACTCTATAGAGTCTCCTATCCAAAGAATGAGCGTCGTCCGACTTTAACTCGTATCCATTACACCAACGTCGGTCTTCTTATGGGTCAATCCAAGATATCTTCTATTCTTGAAATGTCCAATAAAGACCAAGATTTCCATCTATCAAGAGGGGGTTATAGGTCAGGTGCTGGGGACGTAGCCCGTGGCCGTCCTAGCGATACTGGTTCTAAACCTATCGCTGACCAGTATAACCTGACAATCCATACAGCTATGGATCCTCTTCGTGCACATAAGAGATTCCTTCATTACCATATAAGTGAGATAAAGAGGATAACTGGATTTGAAAAGGGTAAAAATGGTCGTCCTAACATACGATCATTCTTCAACCTCTTCCTATCCCCGTGGCTTATGGGCCTTGGTTTTAAACCTCCCCCAGGCCTTAAGTTCTATGAGACCACAACTTGGAATCAAAGAGAACTTGCCAAAGCTCTTCTTACTCGCCTAGGTTCTTACTCGGAATCTGGAGTCATCGTGAAAGCTGATGAGACAGCTGAAGTATTCAAGAAACTATCATTCGTTGATATATCTAAGCCGAAGTCCTTGTATCCAATCAAGGGTCCTTCTCATTATGAAGTCCAACTCCATTTCTCACACATCTTTCCCCTCCAACCTGATTGGATTGACCTGAAAGTTGAGCCTATGGCTCCTCTCATGTTTGATCCTACTCCTGGTGATTTACCCCAGGAATATGAGGTTAAGAGGTTATCGATTTCTGAATGTCGTAAGCTTATCGACAATCAGGAGAAACGAGCGACTCATAAGGGTGTTGATCTTGTTGAGTTTACTCCAAGATTACTCGCTAGACGTATTAAGGATGTCATGTTTTTAAACGGAATCGCCGAGTCTCTGGGTTCGAGAGATATTGTCCCTATGGATCAATATATTCTTAAACCAGAGGAATGCGAAGGGGTTCAAGATTCTAAGGTTTCCAAATCATTATGCGTAAATCGCGGTGAGCTAAGAGATTATCACGAAAATGTTCTTCTTCTGAAGAATATTCATGATAAATCTCGGAATGCCCGACAGACTACACGG